TCACGAGCTTTACGATGACCCGAAGCCAAGCTAGCCATATAGTCAAGCGTAGGTTGAACCATATTCTGATGTGGCAATCTAAATAAATATGTCGTATCTAGATGTAAAACCTCAGTATTTGGCAAATCTAAGATTGGGGCTAGCTGGGGAAAGGCTTCGAGTAACATGCCAAGCATATGATCAGAACCTAATTCAATAGACTCAAAACCATACACATTGTGACCTTGTAACAACTTCAACGGAGATGCCTTAATCTCGACATAAGGCGGTGTATTCATTGTATTTGTATAAAATTTAACAGCCATATCAGTATAGTCAGATGGGAGTGACTCATACGGATGGTAAAGCTCCCCTGTTATCGTTTGACCATCATCTGTCTTAGAAACATGGCGAGTCGCAGCAGGAATACCATAATCACGAATATCACCATTGAACCAATGATGATTATCAAGACTACGTACATACGTAGGAATAATCGGAATCGCTAACCGCAAAAAATCTAGCATAAGCAATTACCCAGATATATGAACTTTTAATACTTGTTGTATGCTCATAAAATT